GATTTTTTATTTATGCACACTTACATAAACTGTGCAATCTGCTTAACTGAAAAACCTTTATTAGTTCATTCAGCCTTTTACATTTGAAACAAAAAAGGCGAAATGAAACATTATTTAAGATTCAAAAATTCAAAATTAGAAAGGTTTGATTTCAAGAAAGATCAGGCCGGAAACGACCGTCTTATTATTTCAGGATGGGCGGCACGTTTTGGAAATGTTGATTCTTACGGCGACATCATTGAGCCTGGAGCATTTACAAAGACTATTTCAGAACGAAAAGGCCGGATTGCTTTCTGTTATCAGCACGAAATAGACGAGCCTATTGCAAAGATTACGTTGCTTGAAGAACGGGCCGAAGGTCTTTGGGTAGAAGCTGAAATTTCAGCATCAGAAGAAGATATTCAGACCAAAGTAAAAGAGGGCATCTTAACTGAAATGTCGATCGGTTACCGCACAATCAATTGTACTGAGGAAATTATAAATGAGAAATACATTACCCATTTAACCGAAGTTAAGCTATACGAAATAAGTCTTGTTACCATTGCCGCAAACGAAATGGCAACGATTCAGAACATGAAGTCTGAACAGGAAAAACAAGATTATTTCGATGATGAGTTTGAACGGTTGATCTTACTTGAACGCAACCAGTCAAGAAAGTACGATTTAATGAAGCTCAAAAATCAAGTTAAAGCACTATTCGGTCAGGAGCCGCCAAAAAGCACTCCAAAGCACGAAGAGCCGCAAAAGACTGTTGAGATAAAACTCGAACAAAATTTATTTACTAAAAATTTAGAATTATCGCTATGAAAAATTGGTTAAAACTCTTTTTAGGCATTTTGGGAATGGTCATTATAGCTGTTGTCGTTGCCGCTTTTAACGCTCAAACAGGGGCCGGTATAATCATGGGTTCTTTTATTATTGCCGGATTCACCGAAGAACAAAGTAAATCGTTTAACGACTTTATGTCTAAGCAATCTGACGAAGTTCAGAGCAAAGTAAAATCGTTGATCGATAGTATCAAGGATTCTGATTTAATTAAAGGAATCAACGATCAGTTGTTAGGATTAAAGAAATTCGAAACTGATTTGCCAACAATGCAAAAACAACTTGACCAGATCGCAACAGATTTGAAAAAGGTTGAAAATGGCGGTAGTAAAAAAGAAGAACTTATGGGATTAGATCAAGCCATTAAAAGCTTGTTCGAATCTGAAGAATTCAAAGCCGCTAAGAAAGATAAATTCAAATCGAAATCAGTTTTCGAACTGAAAGCCGATACTTCGATCATTACCGGAACGGTTGGTTTGTCTCAGTTGAAGCCGGGAGTAAACTTTCCTGTATTGCGTGAATTGTCTTTTATCAATGCTGGTTTTGCAACTGGTTATCTTGGTCAGGATAAATCTATCATTGTTTGGATGGAAGGTTCTTATACTTCGCATTGCGGATACGTTGGAGAAGGAACAGGACAGGCAACCGCCGATACTGGTACCGCTACTGAAAAGAGCCGCCAGATGGCTAAGATCAGTGCTAAATTGCCTTTGACAGCCGAAATGCTTGAAGATGCTGAATACTTAGCTTCTGCTTTACGCATGAAACTGCAAGAAAACAGCCTTTTGTTTGCTGACGGTGAAATCTACGCTGGCGACGGTGCTGACGGTGGAGCAAATGCAAAACACATCTACGGTATCAAAGGACAGGCAACCGCTTATTCTCAGGTAACTACCGGAAGCGCAAACACTGTATTGAAAGCCAACATTGGTGACGTTCTGGACGATGTTATTCTTCAAGCTGAATTAGCTCATCAGAAAGGTTTGAATAAACTGTTTATCAATCCGAAAGATTTCAAACGTTTCCGTACCGCAAAGGACGCAAACGGCCAGTATCTTTTTGTGAAAGATGTTAACGGTACTTATTCAATCAATGGTATTGAAGTTATCCGCACTACTGCCGTAACTGCCAACACAATGACAGTTTTGAACTCGAATAAAGTTCAGTTATGGTGGAAACGTCAACCGGAAGTTAAGTTTAGCCAAATGAACGGAACTGACTTCGTTGATGATGCTTACACCGCCGTTTTGTTCTTGCGCCTTCAGTGCGTTGTTGAAACTCCTGATCAGACCGCAGTAATTCATGTAGCTGACATTGACGCTGCAATTGCTGGACTTGAAATGAATCAAGCATAGTATTAACAAGGCCCGGTGAAATATCCGGGCTTTAAAAAAACATCATAAAATGAAAAAGTTATTTTTAATAATGTGTTTAGGGCTTATTGCAATTTTTGCAAACGCTCAATTGGCTACCGTAACAATCCCGACGGATGCATCCGCTAAGGTTATTGCAACCGATTACACTCTCACAAATACAACCCCGGCTTATATCGTTGTAAATGCTGCTCAACATTATCCAACTACTCAGGATTTTACCGTTGCTTTCACAAAGGCTTCCGGTTCCCAAACAAGGGTTAATGTAGTGTTGTACGGTCAGAAAGCGTCAAATACGCCTTGGGTGCAAATTGCTACCGGATATTGGAAATTAACAACTGCCGATACTGTATTGACTGTAAGTAATGCCACTGCAAACCGTTACAGGAATTACAAAATTCTATACACCGGAACCGGAACAGGAACAACTACTATCACTAATCAGGATATGAAGCTGTTCTTTGAAAAATAACCGTATTTGGAACATCGCCGGGGTTCGATTCTCCGGTACGGTTCAACTTTAAATAATTAATCAATGAGCGTATTCAAATTACATAAACCAGTCAACGGATTTAAAGCGGGTGAAACAGTAACCGTACATGAAAGATATGATTTCGTGTTTGAAAAGTACGGTGAAAGGGTTGAACTGGAAGAGGCACCGGAAAACAAAGCAATCCAAACGGCGCCGGAACACAAATCAAAAGGACGCAAACCAAACAAAGCTAAATAATGAACTATCATTTCACATACGCGGATGATCTTTCTGAGCCTATCAGCTTAGACGAAGCAAAGAACTATCTAAAGATCGATTTTGACACTGAGGATGATTTAATTGCTGAAATGATTACGTCCGCACGTGAACAGGCTGAATTGTTTTGTAACCGTTCTTTTGTGCCTAAAACAATAGAATTTTCAACTACTGACTTTGAGGATGCAGTCTTATTGCCTTTCCCAAATCACAAAGAAATAACTTCTGTTTCTATTGACGGCGAATATGTTGATTATACCAAAACTGGATTAACTCAATTTGCGGTAACCGTTACCGGAACAGGCTTAGAGTTGATAGTTTCTTATGAGGCAAGCGGCGAAATTACCGGATCTGAAAAAGCAGCATTAAAAAAGGTTATCGGCGATATGTATCGCAACCGTGATGAATCAGGCCCATTGTCTGAAAATGCAATCGGGTATTTATTGCCCTTTAAAGTTTATCAGTAATGAACTCCGGGAAACTAAATAGAAGAATTGCAATCAACGCACCTGGTGCAAAGGTTCCTGACGGTTTAGGCGGCCTTATTGAGGGTGATAAATTAGGCAAAGAAGTTTGGTGTTCTGCCAGACAATTGAATTTGAAAGAAGTTCTGCAATATGGTTTGAATACAGTTTATGCGGCTTACGAGTTCATTTTTCGATACGAAACGGCAAAGGATGTGAACAATCAATACACGTTTACTTACGAGAACAGAACGTTTGAAAGTCCTCATATCACTGAAATAAACGAAGCTAAGACTGAAATTAAAATAATTGCAAATGAGCATACAACTTGAGGTTGAAAATGAAGGTTTATTGAACGTGCAAAAGCAACTTTCAATACTCAAAGCAGGGGCGGTTCGATCCGCTTATAGTGCTTTGAGTAAAGTAGCCTTTAAAATTCAATCTGAAGCTAAAAATAGGTTAAAAGGAAGAAATCACGTAAAAAGTACAAGGCTTAGAAATTCAATTCATGTTCAGGGCGAGGGTACAAATATTGGAGATAACAAAGAAACTTATTCTGACAAAGACGGTAAAACATATAGTTCAATACTTGCAACTGTTCAACTAAATAAAGGTGAATTTGCAGTTGGTTCAAATGTAGAATACGCTTCATCGATTGAGTTGGGTTCAGCTCCTCACGTTATTGAGGCAAAAAATAAAAAAGCACTTGCAAGCAAAACGACATTATTTGGTAAACGTGTTTTTCATCCTGGATACCGTGGCGATTCTTTTCTGTATTGGGCTTTTAAAAATGTGGATGTATTGAAGTCAACCGCCGATGATATGCGAGATATGTCCAAATTCATGAAGAAATGAAAGATTTAAGAACCATATTATTTGCGCCGCTTGTTGAAGCACTTCAAACCGCTACCGGAATAGGTGTTTATACAGTTGTTCCGTCAGATGTGGCTTTCCCTTATATCTACATTTCTGACTTCTATCAAAAAGAATCAGGCCCGAAAGATTCATATGGTTATGATGTTGAATTACTCATTCAAATAAGGTACAAAGGATTGACAAGCATTAAGCCGTTGGCTGATACGATGGACAGCATAATGAGCCTTTTAAATAATGGTTCGCCGTTCGATCTGGAAGAACCTTATAAGATTGAACAATGCTTGTTGATTAACAATACAGACACCGTAATACTAACGGAAACAGGCCCCGAAAATATTGGTTTAATACGTATAAACTTTTTAATAATTTAAGTCATGTCAAAAATTGGAACGTTCGTAATTTTGAAACTAGCCACAAAAGCACTGGTTGGTCAGTCTGATTTATCTTACAACAACGCAATCACAATGATTGAAGTCAGCTCGAAATCGTCAGGTAATGATTCGGATTTTGTCGCTGGTCGTAGTAACAAAACTATGTCTGTTTCTGGTATTGCAGGAACTAGCGCAGAGGCCACCGAAACCGGATATTGGGAAATGGAAGCATTGGCAGAGGCAAGAACTCCTATTGCTTTTACTATTGCTGAATATGTGGACAAAACAGCTAATGCGATGGTTGTAGGTTCAAAAATACGCTCAGGAAACGCATTGATTGCAAAGGCAAGTTTGACATTTCCTGACAATGCAAAAAACACATTCAGTTGCGATTTGCAGGTAACTGGCCCGCTTAACGCAGATGCAGTAGCTCCTATTGTTTAGGTTTTTTTCATATAGGTTTGGTTTAGTTGGTTAATTGATTATTGGTTGAGCGGGTAGGGTGCAAATCGTACCCGCTTTTTTAATTCAAAACTATGATTTTAAAACTTCAATACCCTTATCACATTTTAGGAATAAGTTTCGTGATTGGCCGCAAAATAGGCTTTCTGTTCACAAACTTACAGATGTTCCAATTCAGAGAAAACACCGGAGTAACGGACTCGAAAAAGATGACCGAATGGATTGAGCAAAACGGAAATCAACAGCTCGTTAATGAAATGCTTTTTGCGGCGGCCCAGGCTTATTGCATGATGAATAAGACAAAGGAGAATTTCGGCAAAGAAAAGCTGTTGAAAGCTATCAGTATGTCAAGCGTTGAAGTTCAGGCCAGATTGATGAAAGCGTGGGAAGATTCAACCGATAAGACCGTTTCGACTGATAAAAAAAAAGTGAAACAATAGTTAATTACCATGATGATTACCTTTTTGTCATTGGCGAAATAGGTATTCCAAAAGCTGATTATTGGAACTTAACACAGGCAGAAACGGCGGCAATAATTCGGGGATATGTATCAAAAAATGATAGACGTTCATCAGATTTCAGGGCTTTGTATTCGCTCTATTATAATTCAAATGTAAAAGAGAACGAGCGTAAGTCTCCCGAAAAGCTTTGGCCGCTTTCAACAGACGCAAAAGAAGTTGAACTGGAACCCGAGCAAATGTACGAACGCAACAAACGATTGATTGAACAATTTAACAAGCGAAAGAAATGACACTAGGGGAGATCTTCATAAAACTAGGGCTGAAATCTGACAACTTCGAAAAAGGCATTGACAACGCAAAGCAGAAAACTAATGTCTTTGCTGAAGGTATTAAAAAGCTCGGAACTATGCTTGTTGCCATATTCGCAGTTGACAAGCTTATTGAATTTGGAAAAGAATTGTTCAACATTGCGAAAGAAGCAGAAGGTGTATCGAAAGCATTTTACAAGATCGCCAGTACTTCAGATTTAAAATACCTGAAAGACTCTGTTCGTGGTACGGTGTCTGAACTTGAATTAATGAAACGGGCCGTTCAGGCTAATAACTTCGGTATTCCAGTCCGTGAACTTGGTGATTTATTCGCGTTTGCAACAAAACGCGCTCAGGATACCGGGCAATCAGTTGATTATTTAGTTGATTCTATCGTTACAGGTATCGGGCGAAAATCGCCTTTGATTCTTGACAACTTGGGTATTTCTGCCATACAGTTAAAGCAAAAACTTAACGGCGTTGGATTAGAAACTGCCAGCGTTGGAGATATTACCCGCGCTGTTGGTCAGATAGCTAAAGAATCATTCCAGAAAACTGGCGAAATTGTTGAAACTGTCGGAATAAAAGCGCAACGGTTATCCGCTACATGGGATAACATGAAAGAGAAGTTATCCGGTCTGTTTTCCAATTCAGAAGGGCTTAAAAAAGATTTGGATTCATGGTCGCAATTATTCGAG